AACTTTGTCATACCATGAAGGTTGATGGTCATGACGTACAGCCATTTCTTGCGGAGACATGGTAAGCAAGTCGGACAAATCAAAATTTAATTCTTGTGTTTTATCTGGTGCTTGGTTTGCTGCCAAATATTTTCTATCTTGAAGTACTGCGGCTTGTCGTTTTGCTTGGTCAAACACTGCTTGGTGAACAGTTGTTGGGTCAATATTAAGTTGTGACAAACCTAGGGATGCTGTGATTTCTGGGTCTGTATATGCTCCACCAGCAGCAAAGTTCCCTAACCGATATGAGTCAAGTTCTGTGAATTGATTTACAAATTGCTCTTGGCGTTGTTTTAAAAATGCACGTTGACGTGCTTCGGCTTCAATTTGTTGAACAGTTTTTTTCATTTAATCTGCTGGTTTTCTAGGTCAAGCAAAAGTTGAAATACTGCGCTGTTCGGATATTTTGAATATACATAGCGCACTTGGTCGATAAGGTCTTGTCGTGAACCAATTGTGTAATCTGCTGGCATTGGTGGAACAAGTGCTTCAGCACCTGGACCCATACCGAGTGGGTTGCCTGCAGTTACTGGTTCCATTGGGCGTTCAGTTGGACGGTCAAGGTTTCCAAGTGACCCTGGAGCGATAACAGGTGCTTGTGGTGCACCCATTGGTACGGCTTGTTGTGCTGCGCGTTGTGCGCCAGCTTCACCATAGGTTTGACCTGTGGCTGCTGTTACCGCTATCTTCTTTGTTGGATTTTGTAAATCGGTGCGATTACCGTACGTTGCCATTTATAGTCTTCCCCCTAGTGAAAGAACCGCTCCTGGAGTGTTTGGTTGTTGTGCTACTGCAGCGTTGCCACCGCCAAGTTGTGCAAGTAGTCCTTGGATATTTGGTGGACCTGCAGGTGGTGCTGTTGGTTGTTCTGCGCCCATTCCTGGCATGGCAAGTCCTGGCATTGTTTCTGGTGCACCTTGTGGTGCCATAGCAGCTTGGCGTTCTTGTGCGCGTTGCTGTGTCATTTGTACTGCTTGATAGATTGGGACGTTTTTTTCGATGGTGAGCATTGTGAGATACGCCAAATCGTCTGGCTGATAAGGTCCGTTAGGGTCAGCTGCTTGGGTTTGTATTGAGGACAGTAGTGCAGCTTCCATGGACTCAGCAGTAATGCGGTCTTTTTCCAGTTCGGGGTCTGTGATGAGTGGGTCAGCTTCGCGAGCAGATTCTTTAGACATAAGCCCAGTGCCAAGACGCTGACCAAGACCAACGATAAGACCGTTAACGTCCGAACCAGACGACGGATAGTTGACGTAGTGGAAATCAGTTTCGAAAGTTTTGTTTGGTACATAGTGTGTCATTCCCCCTGATACTCGTCCTGGGATAAAGAATGATTTCTTTTGGTTACCCCAATATGCTTTTTCAATTCCAATAGCAATCTTATCTTCTTCGTAGAGTGCTTGTTCAAAGATTGCTTGTGCTTCTTGTACACGGAAGTCAACGGTTGCTGACAACACATTTTCGCCGCGGCGTCCTGTACGAATGTTTGTTCCTGATTCGCCACCGAACTCTGCAGGGATTGCACCTTCAAGACGCTCTTGTCGTTCCAAGCGGTCAAGTGCTGTGTCGGTTTTGTAACCAGGGTTGGTCTGCAACTGTTGAATGTCGCCGCCCTTAACTACACCAAGTTGTCCTGTTTTACCGTCGGCGAGCTGAATGATTTCAGGGTTTTCACCTGGGCGTGATACAAGGTATTCGTCTGGGAAGATGCCGCGTTCGATAGCAATTTCGGTGAGTGCTTGTAAGCGTGCGCGGGTAAAGTACATTCCGAGGATGCCGTCGTATTGTCCGCGTGGCTGGTCAAGTGTGATGCGTGATGGGACTACTGCAAGTGGCATGCCTGTGCGGTTTGGGATGCGTTCCAGTTCGATAGTCTCCAAGCCAGCGCGTTCTGGTGGTGTGAGACCTTCGGCAAGTGGTGCGCCCATAACGGCGATAACCATTTCTTGGTCGTCGACATATTCGAGGATGGTGAATTTGGTGTCGAAGGTGACGCGACCCATGCGGAGTTTTCCGATGACTTGTTCACCGTAATAGTCAATAAGCCATTGCGCGGTTTTGGTGTAGGTGAAGATGCAGTCGTCTGGGACTAGGTTGTCTGGGTCTTCGGATGGTGCAGCGTAGGTGTCTAACGGGTTGCGTACTGCCCATGTTGGTTGTAGTTTGCGGAAGTCTGGGCGGAGCATTACTGGGCTTGATGAGTATGCGAGGAAGTGGCGTGCGCGTCGGCGCATCTTCAGGTTCATCTTGTTGTGGTCCCAATAGGAGAGGACTACTTTTTTGCGTAGGCGTGCCATTTCTTGGGAGTCAAGGTTGCCTTGTTTTACTGGCGGAAAGAATGGCATTGGCATGGTTGATGCAATACGCATCGATGTTTGGTCCAAGCCTTGGATGAGGAGGTTTGCTACGTTTGTGCGTGCGTTGCGGTCTAGTTCTGAGAGTGGGATTACTACGTCGCCGTTGGCTAGGTCGCGTACTTCGCGCATGCGACGCAGGACTGGTCCTTGTGCTTCGCGTCGTGCGTTGTAAAGTTCGACAATTTGTTCGACGGATAGCACTTAGAGTAAACTCCTTGGTTTTTTGATGACTAACGCAACTGTACTATATTAGCCTTGTAGCATCCATGTTGGTCGCCATTGTCGTGGTGGAAGTTTGACTCCGCTTACGTTCGGGAAGTGTAGTTCTGCGAACCAGTTTGCCATTACGAGGTCGGTGCCGTTCTTTTTGTCTGGTGTCCATTTGGTGAGTTCGTCTACTAGTGCGAGTGTTTTCCAGTTGCCGCGCATTGATGGAAGTCGGACTGCGCCTGCACGGTAGAGAGGTGGGAGTAGTGCTTCGATGCCAAGTTTTTCGTCGAATTTGTTTCGGTGTGTGGTGTGGGGGATGATGTTGACCATTTGTCGTGTTTGCCATTTGCGTACGAAGTCGTGGGCGAGGAGGAATCGTTGGGCGGCGTTGACCTCTACCACGATATGTGATACAGGGTAGCCGTAGGCGAAGGCACGGTTGGTCCAGTCTTCTAATAGTCCTGAATATGTTTGTGATGTGGTGTCATAACCCAAGAGTTCTTCGGCTGTGAGCTTGACTCGCTCGACATCGATGAGGTATCGCAGGTTGGTGTGGGGTTGGTAGAGCCACCATTGGATTCCCCAGAACTGTGATGGTGATGGGTCGACTGTGATGATGGATATTACGGGTGGTCCTAGTCCTTCAGGGATTTGTCCTGGGAGTCTGTCGTTGTCGATGCAGCCTTGGTAGAGAACGCCGTCTGGTCCTAGTCCGCCTGTTATCCAAACACGGGAAATGAGGTTGGCATCGTCTGCGTCGTCTTCTTGTTGGTAGACAACTTTGAAGGTTCTGGGGTTTGAGTAGCGGATGTAGGACAAATCTTTCCATGAGAGACGCTGAGGGTCTAGGAGTGGTCCTTCAGGGTAGGGTTTTGCGTCGTATCGGCGTGATGCTGGACCTGTGTCTAGTTCTTCGTAGTATGCCTTGTAAACAATGTGCTTGTATTTCTGGCTTTTGGATGGTTCTGTGGCAGCAAGGGACTCTGGGGTGGTCATGTCCATGCCGTCGTAGTCGGTTTCGTCAACATCGTAAGAGATTTTGTTGAGGCAGTGGGCGTATAGGTCGCCTGTTCCTAGTCTTTGCCCTACGACAGCTAAGAGTCCTGCGGGGTCTACACGGGCTTCGGCTACTTGGTCCCAGCGTTCTAGCATTTTGTCGCGTGTAGCACCTTCACGGGCGTTGTCTACGGATGCTACGTCGTCGAATAGGCATAGGTCGGCGCGGTGACCGATGTATTCTGAGTCAATTCCGTATGCACGGACGGTTGGTTCTTTGTTGTCTAGTCCGTTTCCGTCTAGTTGTTCTACTACGAACTCTTCTGCACGCCATAATGCACCTTTGTCGGAGGGTTTGAACCTGCCGTAGTCGATGGATAGGCAGCCAATTGCGTCTACTGCTAGTCCTTTTTTGACTATTTCTGGGTCTGGGTGGATTGGTTGTGGGCGTTCGAGGGTTTCACGGATGCGTCGTGAGTATTGTTTTGCCATGGCTTGTGAGATTGAGCCAATCATGACGCGGATTGAGCGGTTGCGTACAATTGCCCATACGGCTACATCGTGGAATAGGGTGGATTTGCCTGCGCCTGGTGGGACGTTGAGTACTACGAATTCTTTTTCGGGGTGTTCTAGGAGTTCTACGAGGGTGATTGCGGCTTCTACTTGCCATGGGGACGGGACACGACCCAAATAGTATTTGCGGAAGAAATCGAAGTCTTCTAAACCTCGTTGTGCTTCTGGGCAGAGTCGTCCTAGTGGGATGGCTGGGGGTAGGTTGGTGGCTTCGTCTAGGTCTTGTTCGTATTGTTTGTGTTGTACTCCGCCGCCACGCCCACGGACACGGGTGGCTTCTAGTACGGCTTGGTCTAGTTTTGCTTTGGCTGCTTTGGATTTGGCTAACCAGTTTGAGCCTGTGTTGATGTGTACGCCTGCGATGCGTGAGGCTTCGGTGATTGATGAGCCTGCTGCTATGGCTGCAAAGAATCTGGCTTTGTCTTCTGGCGCGACTTTACGTTTGGTTCCCATGTGGGGAATACCTTAGACGACTGATGGATTATTTTTTGCGCGGGCAGCTAATTTTTTGGCTTCAGCTTTGCTCATCATTTTTTCTACAATGTTTGGTTCTGCTTTTGCTCCAGCTTTTTTAAGTTCTGCCCTTAACGCGGCTTGTACTTCTCCAGGTGTTTTTCCTCGTAGTTGGACTTCTCCAACAACTGTTCCTGGTGATTTAGAACTTGTTGCTACTGATGGTGGGAACTGGATAATTGGTCGACCTGATTCGGTGAACTGTGGTGTCTTTGGCGTTTTAGGGTAAACAGGTAGGTCTGTTGTTTTCTTTGGTGTTTTAAACACATAAAGTGAACCACCACCTTCAGGCACTTTAAGTCCTCTATCTGCCCATGAACTACCTTCTGCATACCCAGTTACAACGCTTTGTGTTGAACCTTGTGCTTTTAGTGGAACGTCGGTTCGCATACCAAACACTCGTGCTTCGTCTGGTATTGCTCGTGACAAACTTGGTTTTAATTCTTGGATGCCACGGATTGGTGAGCCGTGTACGAGGACTGTTTGTCCTGTTATTTTGTTTCCGATTCGTGCTGGGATGCCTGATTTGATTGCAGAGTTAATTCCCATTTCAATGCCTTTACCTGCAGCCATTGCGGTGCCTGTGATTATTGCGTCGAGTGCAGCGGATTTTGACAAAGCGGTTAGGGATTGTCGGTCACGATTAACTGCTGCACCTAATGCTTTGCGGGTTGTGTTCGCATATGGGTTGAGGTAGGTGTTGGCAAGTGAGATGCCTTGCCCCATGGTGCGTACGCCTGCATCTCCTGGGGTTAATGCTGGTTTGTCTCCTGAAGCAACTTTGGCGGTGTTGACGATGCCTGATGCCCAGTTCACTACTTGGTTTGGTGATGGCAGGTCTAAACCTTTTGGTTTGTCTGCTACTGATTCTTTGTAGGATGCTAGTGAACCTGTGTAGTCTGGTCGTTTAGGTTTTGGTGCCATTACTTTTTCCTTATTGTGTTGGCGCGTGTAACGCCTTTAACCATACCAGTGATGATTGAGGACTGTAGTTTTTGGTCAGCTTGTATTGCTTTAGTGATTTGTCCTGCTAATGGTGAAAAGTTTTGTGATGTTTCCCAAGCTGCTTCCATGGTGTCATAGGTGCGCTTTGTATAGTTGCTAATTGGTAATTCTTTAACAACTTTCATTGCTTTGCTTGACATTTGTTCGCTTGCTAGTCCTTTAGCGGCAAAAGCGTCCATTGCTGATACGGCTTTGCCTGTGTCGACGATGTTGGACATAATGTTTTTGGCTGGAGTTTTGGCTACATATACTGAGCCTTTGCCTGCACCTGCAGCCATTTGGGCATAGTCGGTGACTGGCAAAACGTTGCCAACTTCA